ACTACATTGCATGATTTAGTTAAAGACCTTGTCGGCAAAACTGATACTCACACAAGCGCCGTATTTGGAGAATTTGTCAATAATAAAGATGATTGGCAAACCGGGTTTACCCTCGACAAAATATATGATGTTACCGCAACGCCATCTGGAATGCCACCAACCCAGTCCAAACTCAAATCAATTAATGTGCCAGATGAGGTCTTGCGTAAAATATTTATGACAAAGTATACTAGTTCCACTGAAATAGACTTGTCAAAATACTATGCTGATACCAAGCCAGACGCGCAATTGTCACTTCTCATGCAAGTAATTAAACTATCAGGATGTGTCAGGTTAGTGTGTTGTCTTCATGTTATTTACAAACAATACAAGTTCTTACAACAGAAAATCGGACAGATGTCACAAATGAATAAGGGTCTCAGCAAAGACCTAGCAACTGATGCAGTGGATGATTTGTTCCGAAAATTAGCTAGTAATGCATATAACGCAGGATATTTCGGTGATATCAAATTATTCATGGACGCATGTGGTGTAAAAGTCATACAGTATTATAAGACCAAGATTACTGAACTAATAAGTGCCGACCGGCTTGAATTAACCGGTACCACCGATAAGTTATCCGTACAGTCAGTATTTAATAGGACTTTGACTAAATTACTTATGTTCCTCAGGTTGAATTTGATTTTCACTGACTATATACAGTTTAAGAAGCGAATTGTCCGGGATCCACAGAAAGTTAATGGATTACAAAATAATTCAAGTACATGGGAAGATGTGTTTGATTTGAAAGATGATGACTCTAGTACCGGGCCCAAAACTTCAAGCGTCAATTATAAATATGTATTGTTTATGGATGACCCAGTAGGTTTATCACTGGCTACAGGTGGTACTCCTGCAACATTGACTGGTATACAAGTAACATCTATCTATCCGACTTTTGATACGATTATTGGGAATCTCAAAGATGCAACAAAGCCTGACAATTACAAATTTACTATTCCGCTTACAAATATCAAATATTACTATGATGGTAATAAATATTATTCAGGTACGCTTGGTATTGATACTAATTCTGCAAAAAAAATATCGGTGATTGTATGCGCGGAACCTAGCACAGCACCGCCGACCGAATATATTTTTTTTGTGAGGATAGGTAGTTTGATTGGTTCTGGGATAAATATTTCTCGGAAACCAGAATATTCAACATCTAGGACTGGGTCTGAAATAATAAGTGTCATTAATGGTATTACAACTCCTGCATTAGCTACACTTGCTGCACCTACACCAACATCCCAAAAATATACAATTACAGCAATGGATGTGAATATACAATCCGCGGAAAACAGTGAACTATACTACGTCCACCCACTATATCCTAACCAGCCAATGATTGATTCGGTATTAGAAGGAGGGTCTGGTGCACCAGTATATTACTATTCGGTTACAGAAGAAATTGAAGGCTATCCTAAAAAGGGAAATCCTACACATAAACTTTTTGAAACTAAACAAGACTATTATGTTTCTATGTTCCCGACTTTTGAGAAACTTGAAAAAGTTACTACTGCTACACCGGCACCAACGGCTATTCAATTGCCTGAAAAGATTGATTTGGCAGGTTTGGCGACTACAGCTACACCACCGGAGCCATGGACTTTCAGTGATTTTGTGGGGGTTTATAGTAGGTTACCTGGTTTGACACAAAAAGGCGGGTCTGCGGAAGGTGAAAGTGTATACCAAATCGGGGGTGAAGGTGAATATGATGTTTTTATAAATATTCTCAAAGAAGTTATTGGATTAACAACCAGTTCGCAAATAAATGATGAAGCAATAAACAAAATAATAGAAAATGTCAATACACAAATAACAACATATAATTCTGCCGAAAAAACACAAGTAAAAGGCCAAACATCAGAGGCTGCGAATGTAATTGAAGAATTTCAGTATAAATTAGCCATATTTTATTATATTTATAAATATGTTACTAATACATCTACTATTTCGGAGAATATATGTAAATTACTAACAAAATTGGTTAATGATGTAACTAGTATTAATACGCAGCAAAAAAAACTTGCCTCCCAAGTAGAGAAAAATAATCCACCTACAATAGAAAATACTATCAAATTAATTCGTGATACTCCAAAAATGGATAATTACCCATTTATATCAGCCTCTGATAAAGATAAAGATAAATATGATTTTGAATTATCAAAAACCAAATTATTAGAGGAATTAAACAAAAAATGTACTTCAACAGCAACAACAGCCCAAACTACTACGTTACCAACTAATGATGCAGCTAGCATAACACAAGAAGAAGCAGAAAGAAAAGCAAAAGAAGAAGCAGACAAAAAAGCAAAAGAAGAAGCAGAACGAAAAGCAAAAGCAGCACAAGAACAAGTAAACCAATTCTTAATATATATAGCGACATTAACGACATTAAATTTCGCAGGTTTAGCAGATTTACAAAAACAGATAACTGCGCTAAAAGCCAGTATTACACCAGGACTTACAAAAGAAGAATTAACAGCACTACTCGCAAAATTTAAAGAAGAATTGTTAGGTGAATTTACAAAGGAAGGTGATGATAATCCAATAAGAAAAATAGTCACCGCAGTAATATTACAAGAGTTTAACGCACAATTTGCTACATTTTCGGCGGGAGTAGATGCAAAATTAGCGCAACAAAATTCTGATTTACAAGCCAAATTAGCTAGTTTCACAGCAGCACAAACCAAATCATTTGAAGAACTATTAAAACAAATAAGTGACGCGGATGCCAAGCGTGATGCAGCACAACAGGCAGTTATAGAAAAACTTGAAGATGCAAACACAAAATTAGGTACTGCAACCAATAAGACGGAACAATTGGTACAAGATGTGACTCAATTAAAAGAACAATTGGCTAAATTAGTCAAAGAGAGAGCTGCAACTGCCAAAACAGATGAAGCCGCACTTGCAACCGCAGTCGTTGCAGAAGTAGTAAGACAAATGCCAAAAACAGATATCAAGCAAGGCGATGTTACACAAACAACCGGTGCTATAACCGTACAAGCGCCAAATTTAGAACCTATTGGGAAAGCAATTGAAGCAATGACAACTGCTATGACTCAGATGAACTCGCAGAATCAACAAAGTATAGACAGAATTATAGATGCATTGAAACAAAATAAACAAGCAGCGGCGGAACCTGCTGCAAAAGCCGCGAATAATGCAGCCACAAAAGCCCTAACTGATAGTATCGCGGCACTACAAACGACTATTGAAAGTATGAAACAAGATACTATTAATCTTCAAAAAATTAATGAAATTCACGAAAAACACAACAAAGAGATAAAAACTTTAATGGAACAACATGTAACTGAACTCAAGGCATCACAAGATAAATTAATCACAGAAGTAGCGAAAGTGCAAAAAGAAGCTAAAAGTGAACGTATGGCAACTAATAATAGAAATCGTAAAGAACGTGAAACCGAAAATGACAAACGAAGAGAACATGAATTAATGATTCTATCTCTGGCAAAAGAAGAACGTGAAAAAATATTGAGCGACATGCTTGTTGCAAAACAAACCGGCGATTCTGATCTCCTAACAAAATTTACTGAGATGAATAACAATAATAATTTAGTTATCACTCAATTAATCGAGCTTCTAAAAGCACAAGGTGTATCAGGAGCACAAATGGTGCAATTATCTATGGTACCTGCAGCACAATCACAATTAGCTTCGTTTGGGATGGGTCAACAACCGCAACAAGCGCAACAAGTGCAACCGCAACAAGCGCAACTGCACCAATCACCCCAAGCTGCAGTACAAGTGACAGGGCAAGGAGTACAAGCGGCAGCATCAGCATCAACAACAAAAAAAATACCAAAATATAATTTCAAAGTAATGCCAATTGCTACGCCACCAACACTAAGCCAAAAAATTAATATTGTAGATACAGTTGATAAATTATTTACTGAGGTAGATGCACTTTTTGTAACGGCAGCAACAGGAGCGGCAGCAGCAGCACCTCCATCGCTAACATCAAATAAATATTATTTTGTTATAGGTTATAATGTACCGACAACTGCTGGTACATCAACGGCAACAGCAACACAATTAAAATATGAATTCACAACAATGATCGATTTGCCAAAACACACAAGTGATAGTATCAGATGCATATATGCAGTTTCTGGTGAAGAAAAAGGACCAATTACTATCAATTGTATGAAATCGGATACTGTATTATTAAACACAAGAATTGCAAACCATACCGGCACACATATTAATAACTATATTACTAAAAGCACAACACCATAAACTGTATAACACAGGATAAACTAAAACACTATCGACCGCAAAAAAAAACCAAAAATCAAAACTTAATAGTGAAAGACAATCATTCATCTAGGACATATAAAATCATTATCATTGCTGCGAATACCAAAAATATAGTCCTAGCACGACCCACATGTATCCCGCCCTCGAATCCTTCGAATCCTTCGAATCCTTCTAACCCCAAATTGTCACTATCTGAATATCTATTAGTCGCTTGGTCCACTACATCTTGACTACCTAGATCTGCAATTTGCGAATCAATATATTTCAACCGGCTATCTGTTGGCATTTTCCCCGCGACTTCTATTTATTTTTTATGTTTGAAAATTATTACTATGTAAATCGGCGGAAATAATTAAAATTCTTATTAGTTAAATAAAGAACAGTTATACCAAAATACCAAAAAAATGGGTTTACCATCATTAACACTAGGAAATTTTCCCTATATCGCAGTAATATTATTCTTCATAATCATCGGTCTACGTGGCCTAGAATATGCCAAATCCGGGTCAGTCAGCCAAAAGGATTACAGTAAATATCACCCTTACCTAGTGCAATGGCTCATACAAAATAACTTAGGCGCCCTAGTACCCGTCATGAGTCTCATCGGAGTTAGCCAATATTCGGCACCCAAATCAGTAACCGGTGGTGTGGTGGTAATTGTCCTTAGTACTTTAGTACTCATATTCTTCATGTTTGTTGCCGAATTATGGTACGGGCATCTAGGTTTCATACTCATATTCCTAGTATCAATTATGGCCGGGACCTATGTTGATTCACTGCAATCATATGGGTGTCTGCAAGGGGATGCCTTGAATATCTTCCAACAATTCGGCACCGGTTCAGTACTCATGGTATTCTTCGCCGCTGCATGCATTAATATATTCAGCTCAGGTGGTGCAGTCGGAATAGTCGTCGGTTCCATTCTACACGTGGTAAAAGTCAGTGGGTTAATTGCACTCGACTATTATGTGACATTTAAAAAACAACCCGCCCAAAACCGTCTCTGCCTTAGTATATTCCACCACGCATTTGCATATCTAATTGGTTTTACCGTTAGTTTACTCATGCTTGGGTTCGCATATGCCACAGTCTTATCTTATAAGGAATCCGGTGCACTACAAACCCTTTAAATCTGACAAGCACCATAAATGGCAGCCGCTGACTCCTGTGTATCTAGGTAATCTTTTAGGGTAACACCATCTGGTAATTTTGCTTTTCCTGCTTTTACACTTTCATAAGTATTATATTTTTGTCGGAGTTTGGGTTCATCACATAGCCCGAATGCCCGGATATCTTTAGCATATTTCGCGGCCATACCACGTTTCATCGCCATCCGCTGTTCGTCAGTGCGGGTGGCACCAGTATGTTTCCCAGTGGCAGGATCGGTTAGATGTGGAAGCAGACTTAAATAGTTATCAACCGATGCAAATGCGGCATCAAATGGTGTGGCAATCCCGGAATTTGTGTCAGGTACGACACATCCCCATTGCCCGCGGCGTGTGAATACTTGGTAGCCTTCTGGGCTATCAGGTGTGGGTTGGCAAATCGAGAAACTCGCAGTGTAATATCCATCCTTATCGACATCACGGATATGCCCGTATGCATCTTCTTGCGCCAATTCTAGGAAAGCTTTGTCATAGTCATCCGCCAGTTTCCCTGCGTCACTACTAATGTCACCGGATTCGAAAATACTGCTTGCCGGTCCATCACTGAATCCCTCTTTGGCACCATATGAATATCCGAGGGGGTTAGTGTCATTGAAATGTTCGGCATTAGGATTATACCTGAGGGTTATACCATTTGCACGTAACCATTCTTGGAGTTGTTTATAGCTGCGTTGCCCGGTGTAATTCTGTGTACTCTTCACACCGGCGATATTACTAACTAATTGCAGAGCAGGGACACTGGTAATACCGCCACCATATTCGAGCCAGTTAGCACATGTAGAGACGCCATTAGCATCTAGGACCCCACAATTAATTTCTTTAACAGTTACATTGCTAGGAACCGATTTGGAGATTTCTAGCCAAATCGGCATAAATGCCATGCTATAAGTGCAATCCGGGCGATAGAACAAACGGAATTCATGTGCCTCCTGGACTATTGGTTGTGTGGCATCAAATCCTTCATTGACTACCAACCTGGTGTCCGATAGTGCTAGTTCTTGCGCTTCTTCATCACTTACCGCCGACTGTGTATTAGTATTGAAACCCCTTATATTCTTGTCTGTGTTGTATTTCATTAGGCTTTCTTCGGTTATATAGGCGAATTCCGCACGGACTTGTTCGACTAGTTTTTGGCGTTGTGTGTCGGCCAAAAGTTTTGCGGCACTTGTGGCTTGTGTGCTAGGTGCCGAAGTTATAAACGGTTTATAAATATTAACCAAAACCGCAATAATTAATGCAGCGATAATTAGAATAATTCCTATTTCTTTTTTAAGCATACTTGTGTTACTTGTACCCCAATAATTATTTGTTTATTAGGTTGTCTGGTAATTTGTTATAATTTATAATTGAGTGCGATTTTATCCGTTTAGACAATCCGGAATCTAGTTTAGACTCCTAGACACAGTTTTATGTTTAAAGACACCGTGGGTTTATATACTAACTCTAACTCTAGGACACGGAATCTCCAAAAAGTAAAGGAAAGTAAAGGAAATACAAGTAAAGACAAGTAAAGGAAAGACAAGAATGTATAATAAATATGGCATGCAAAATATTAATGACCTAGTACAGCTAGGATACAAACCCGGGCGTTTGATTGATATTTGGGAAATGAATTATAAAAGGCAGGCAACAGGGTTTTGTATGTGGTGTCAAACTAGTATTCATCCCATGCGAATTATGCGGAAATGCGGGCGGATTCTCGGGTGCTATCCAGTAGCTGCTGAATGCTTCATTGTAGTTAATGGTGCTGCATATCCGGGCGTAGATGGTATAAGGTTATTATCTCATCGCGACCGGGCCGGTTTGGCCGGATTAATTTGTCAAACCTGCTGGTTGACTAGTGGTGCCCGGACTCTTTTGGCTTAGAAAAATGCGAAATTTTTGGGTTTATTGGCTGTTGGTGTATTTTGTCCTGGCAATGCTATACGTTTCGTAGTCCGCAATTCTTCAGCATGTGCTCCTAGATTTACTTCATCTAGGTCATCAGTAGGCAAGTCCTCAACAATTAATTGTTTTTTTACAGGTGCTGGTTGTTTTAATTCAGATATTCCCATTCCTGGTTCATTCAAATCTGATATGGGAATATGTTTAGAGGATATTGGCATGCCAGGTTTTTCAGGTGGTTTAGTATTAATAAGCTGACCTAGACTGATTTCTGGTAAAGAATCAATGTCGAATTCTTCTATTTTTTGGTTTTCAATATTCAAGTCTTCTTTTGTAGTAGGTTCTTCTTTTGTAGTAGGTTCTTCTTTTGTAGTAGGTTCTTCTTTTGTAGTAGGTTCTTCTTTTGTGTTTGTGGTTGTGTTTGTGGTTGTAACACTTGGTGATTCAATAGTGGTATTATGTCCTAGTGCGATTGGATTGGGGGTTGATGTTCGGCTGAGTTGGATTTCGGATAGGTCTTCGTATACTTCATTATCAGGTGCAGATTCTTTATCTTCAATGGCCGTTTCAATAATTTCGAGTTCATCAACTATTTCAGCATGGTTTTTAAAATTAACTGACTCTAGGTCTATATCATCAGCATGTCTCAATGCTTGGGTTACTTCATTATTTGATTTCACGTCATTGGGTTCAGTGCTTGCATTTATTGATGGTGTAGTATCAATGAATTCTTCAATGTCATTATTTATAACTAGTTTGGATGTCCTAGAGCTTGGTTGCTCTTTGGATTCTGATTTTGTAGATTGGGGGTTGGTAGATTGGGGGTTGGTAGATTGGGGTTTAGTAGGTGCTTGCGCTTTGAATTCTTCCTTGACGGTGGGTTGTTCTTTAGGAGGTGCCAGTGATAGTTTAGAAGAAGTATGTTGATTCATAGGAGGTGCAGTTAAATCGCTATCTAGGTAATCCTGTAATATTGTCTTCATGGGTATATGCGCCCGGATGCATGCATCGACACTGTTATCAATAATTTGTTCGATTTGCCGCATGTTTTTCTGATATTCATATTTGCCGACATGTTTACTGAATAAGAAGGGTGAACGCCATAATTCCCGGGCGACATTAATGCAAACTGAATGGTAGAATGCACCTCCGCTAGGAACGGAAATAGATAATTTCACGTTAGGTCGCGGTTTATTGACAATAGTAAGAATTTTCACATGAGTTACATAGGTAAATTTAATCAATTCATTGAACCAGTCGCATTTACTAATTTTGAGGAATTCATCATATTCTTTGGACCGGCGGGTTTTGGGCCATTTGGGGACTTGTGCTAGGTTATCCTGATAAACCATGAGTATATTCTCGGGTGTATTTTCTTGATGGCAAATATTTTCTGCTCCATTGTAAATAGATTTCATCAGATTGAAAACCGGCTGCCGTAGATGGCTAACAAGTTGTTTGTTATATTCATTTTTGGCATCCAAGAGTAATGTAGCTGACTGATCGGTTTCAGCAGTTACCACGGAGTAATCATAATTCAATGACGGGCTAGGTACACGTCCAGACATGTTTGTTTATAAATGTCCTAGGGTTTGTAAGAGAGAAACAAATTAAAAAAAGAAATTTACCGTAGACACCATGGCGATACCGTTCACACTGAATTCTAAGCCCACCCTTGGTGGGCGGAGAATTGGTGTAACGTCGAGGACGGGCCTTGTCAGTGCCTAGAGACTGGGCTAAAGACCCAGTGTATACGGTACCGTCAAGTACCTTATTTAAGACCACCCTATTCGGGTGGCAAATAGGTACTTGACTAGTAGATGTTAGTATGGTCTTAAATACCATACTAGGCGGTATGTTATCCCAGTTCATAGAACCGTGTATTTATCTGCGGCAGTTTGCGGCTTTACGTTTAGTAGTCCGCTTGGTAGATTTGCGTCGGCGTGCACCACCGGCTTGGCCGCCTGAAAAAAGGATGGGTGCTGAATAAAGTGCTTTGGCGAAATCAGCACTTGCAGGCCCGACATTCTGGGGGCATTCGCTAAATGCACGTACTTCACTAAGTCCGCCGATACGGCAATCAGTCAGAGTGTACCCGACACCACCTTTTTGATGACGGTTTGCTGTGCGTTTTACGGTTTTGCGTTGCTGTTTGAGTTTGCGAGGCATCCTTGATATTTGTATTTTGATATAAGTACTTTATTTTATTATACAGTCACATATTATCTGTTAGGTATGCTGCCATTCCAGAAAAATTGCTTTAAGTTTGCAAATGATTATAATTAATAAATCTACGAGATTGAAAAATGGATATTAAGGCAAGGGCATTATTGGCAACCACAGAATTTCAGAAATATATGATAACGAATTATCTAAAAACTCAACTACATGGAATGATACGTGTTTTCCGCGGTCGTTACCCCTCATATATGACTCTCGAACAAATGAATGAAGAGTTACTGCAAGTGGATAAGCAACTCATTGACCTAGATGTGGAATTCATAAGTAACATGGTCCAACAGCAACAACCCCTAAGCCAATCGCAAGAAATATTACCACTACGGAGCACAAAGTCAAATAGAGTTATTGAATCGGCTAATCGTTGCCATGCCAGGGTATGGGATGTAAATAATCTAGTGTACGAATCTAATGGCCGGCAAGTATATGGCTGTCAATGTAAAAATCCTAAATCGTCTGATGGTAGTAGCAATTATTGCCGCAAACATATTAAAAAACTGACCCATGAAGATTGGTTTAGTGAACCTAGTGAGAAAATGCGCCGGCATTTTGTGGCCGGATTAGCTTCTGCCTAAACAGAACAAACCCCAAAAAAATTGTTATGCATGTAGCAATGCTTTGTTTTTTTGATATAACGATTATAAATACAATACTTGCGGTCGGACTAATTAAAATGTACGTTGGAATTATTGGCCGTGAACGAGTAGGAAAGGATACATTTGCAGATATCCTAGTTACCGAATATGGGTTCAAAAAACATAGTATGGCCGAACCTATCCGGGACATAGCTCATGTCATATTTCCACATTGGCAAAATCCGGCTGTAGACAAGGATACCATTGAACCGGTGAGTGGAATCCGGCCGCGTGACTTTATGAAATGGCTAGGTACTGATATATTCCAACTTGCCTTTCATGAAAAGTTCCCGGATGCAACAATTCGTCCTAGATGTATCTGGTCGACTATATGTGCTGACAGGATTAACAATGACACATATTCAAATTGGGTAATACCAGATATTCGGTTCAAACATGAAGCCGAAGAATTGCAACGTCTAGGTGGTATATTAATTAATTTATATAGTGATGTATCTGACAGTCATTGTAATTCTTCAAATCAATCATCATATGATATACCATTTATCCTAGAGAATTTCCCACACACATCAATTTGTAATAAACATGACGGAATAGACAAGTTAAAGACCCGGGTGCATAAATTTATGAACCGTCAAGTACCGTCAAGTACCTAATTTAAGGCCACCCTATTCGGGTGGCAAATAGGTACTTGACTATTGGAGTTTTCTACGGGGCAATAAATAAATGAAAAAAACAAACAAAAAAAACAAACAAAAAAACAAACAAAAAAAAACAAACAAAAAAAAAATCTTTTCTCTCTTTTCTCACCAGAATCTGGTTGTAATGAATTCAGGGGTCCTTTCGGTACCCTCGCAGCCCCTCGGCACACGTTAAGGCAAATGTCCGTAGACACAGCTCTTCTGAATATTGTCATTAACAACTAAACTCCAATGGATTTTCTTTTTCCTCGCTCTCTCTCTCAAAATCAAACTCTCTCTCTCTCAAAATCAAACTCTCTCTCTACAAATCTTGGAACATCGTCTCCCAGTCATCCGCGACTGCCTTCTTGACTGAAGTCTCCTCATCTCCCCATGCAGCATCTGCATTGAAGACCCTATCGACTACAACCCTCTGTGGGACTGCAATCACGACCTGCTCCTGCACGCGCTCCACGCCCTGCACGCGCTCCACGCCCTGCACACGCTCCACGCCCTGCACACGCTCCACACGCTCAACGTCATCAACAGGATGGCGGAAACTGCACTTGCCGTTGTTCTTGTTGTAGCACTTGCTACCGTAGCGGCAATCTGTTTCCTCCATGGGACGACGCTCATGCATGCGCTCCTGCACGCGCTCACCGCGCTCCTGCACGCGCTCACCGCGCTCCTGCACGCGCTCACCGTGCTCCTGCACGCGCTCACTGCGCTCCTGCACGCGCTCCCCGCGCTCCTGCTTTGCACGAACCTCCACCCTGTTCGGGGGATGCTCGTACCCACAGGCCTCGTCGAAGCACTTCGCGCCATAGCGACATGCCCTCGGCTTACGGTCAACACGCACACGCTGCTCCTGCACGCGGACACCACGCTGCTCCTGCACGCGGACACAAAGCTGCTCCTGCACGCGCTCAACACGCTGCTCCTGCACACGCTCACCACGCTGCTGAGTTGGTGCCTCAGCAACCTTCGTCGCCCATGTTGCCTGCCTCGGCTTTGCCTCCTCCTCCTCATCAACGTGAAGGAGTGCAAACTGGTTTGTCGCCGATGCAGCCTGAGCCGCACTACGTGGTGCACTCCTCTCTGCAGCCGCCTGCTGCATCTCAATGCGCGCCTTCTTCTCCTGCTCTCGGCGAGTCTGCTCCTGCTTGGCATGGTACTCCGCTGCCTTGTGCGCCTCAATCTTCATGATCTCCGGGTCAAGTCGACGCATGATGGCCGCAAAGTCTGCGGTTCCATCAAGGTCGCAAAGCGTCCCAAGAAGGGCAACGCAAGTCTGCTTCATCTTCATCTCTGCCTCCACAGACACATTCCTGAGTGGCACCCATGCCGAGATCGACACGACACTGCCGTCAAGGTCCATGGAAACTGTGTAGTTCCCGATCCTGTTTGCAAACAGTGTCTCGCTATCCCTGTTCTTGATGCCCTTCAGCACGAAGTCCCTCACGGTCTCGTACATCTCGTCGTTCACAATCTCCATCTCGACAGGCTTGTCCGTCAAGTAGACACCGCGGCTCATGAAGTCATCCAACCTGCGCTGTGCGTCTTCCTTGCTACGGGTAGAGTACGCGCGAACACGGAAAACACCATCACCAACATTGGTGATCTTGAAGCACGAACGCTCCTCTCCTTTGGGGATCATCTCCTTCGCTATGCGGAACATTGTCTGCTCCAACTTCGGGTTCGTCGTGGTGACGACACCGTCGAAGTTGAAGGTCCTCGGACCATCGTACTGAGGCCTCCTTGCCTCCTCACTCCTCTCACCATTTCGCTGGTGACTGCGCTCTCCGTTTCGCGGGGGGTTGCGGCTCTGACGAGCATTGAAATTCACTTCGGAAGAAGAAGCCATGTTGGAACTTTTCTAAATTGAATCTGATTACCGTAGTACACAATTATTGCAACGTTTTTTGATAGTTTGTTTTATTTTGTCTAAATATTATTCATTTTTGCCAGTTTTGTTTGCATTAAATAAAACCCGATAATAATTTAAAAACACACAATGTCTTCTGGTTCAGTGGAAAATAATAATATACTTAAAACAGTTGATGATTTTATTGCAAGTATACTAGTACTTTTTGATAATATCAAGATTCCTGCAGTCGACCCTAAAAAAACAATAAATATATTACCGACGACTATTGAGAAGTTATATTTGACATATTATGTTTACCGGATTTGGATTAAGTACCGTGTATCTATTGAACAAGCAGTTGGGAAAGGCGAATTCAAACATATTCTTGAATTATTATCTATTCCGAATAAATATACAAGTGTTTATATATCATACCCTATGACAAATAAAATGTCTGTTAACGAAAAACAGCTCGATTTAATTCTATTCCAGATGTTGCAACAATTTCATAAATCGGCTGAGATTTATTCTAAGCAACCTGGTGGGACTGGTAATTATAAAGAATATTCTACTTTGGTCGAATACTTGCTAGGCAAGTCACTGGAAAATATTATACAGGATATTTTGCAAATAAAAATGCTATTACCAAATTTGGCTAAACCTAGTGAGGATTTCATTAGTTGGGATAAAATATTACCTTTTGCTGCAACATATGAATCTGCTGCTGCTGAACCTGGTGCTGATGGGTTTCCAGCTTCTGCTACTGAACCTGGTGCTGATGGGTTTCCAGTTGATGGGATCCAACCACCTGGTACGGTTCCAGTTGATGGGTTTCCAACTGATGGGGACCGACCACCGGGTAAGGTTCCAGCACTAGCAGCAAATCAAACACAACAACCATAAAATAAAAGACAATAATAAATAGAAATTAACAAATATCCAATGTCAAATATGTGTGTGTTTAAATCATTACTTTTATTTGTATTAGTATTAGGGGTGTTTGCAATATTTTATACATATGTCAATCCTACTAACCCGACAACTCCAACTCAACCACAATTACAGCAAAAATTGAAACAATTAGACAAATTCCTAGATGTGACTTTGAAAGAATTGTCCGCTACTAATTCAACAGCATCAGCCGATTCAATACTAACTGATTATAATAAACTAATAACACCTACGTTCATATCAAATATAAGGAACTCTGGTACCGTTGCAAGTCAAATTTATGATGGAAATCAGTCAAACATGGTTACTAAATTGAATGCCATGGATACAAACCTCAAACCTATATTTGACAATCTTAATACTAAGTTATACGAGCAATTAGGTAAAAATTATTCCAGGTCGCAAGAAATTAATAATATTCGTGAAGATTGGCTGCAAAATATTAATGAATTACCTTATGCCGCATTAAATCGTTAGATTTTTTTGGTAAATTTGATTTATTTTTTGCAAAAAATGTTTTGCTTAGCAACGTTAATTAGTTAGTAAATACTATTCATTCAGTTCAAACAAGAATCATGTCTAACATGTTTTCCACTCTTTCCATTGAGGACGAGGAGATGAAGATGATTGACGGGTCCCTCACGTGTGAGGGTCGCACATGTGGTGTGATGACACCCGAGTTCTGTGAGTGCCCTGAGGCTGAGAAGTTCAGGGAGGAGCAGCGTGAGCGCGTGCAGGAGCAGCGTGAGCGCGTGCAGGAGCAGCCTTCGGGCGTGCAGGAGCAGCCTTCGGGCGTGCAGGAGCCAAAGAAGATGATGTACCGCTACTTCGATTTCCATGCAAAGAACCATGGACTCGGTGGCGCTCTGCTTGCAGAGGCCGCAAAGATGTTCCCGAACCCACCTAGTGCGAAGTTCGCCAGCCCGTTCAGGGTGTCTTTCCAGCCTGGTCGTGGCTACCGCATCACTGCGTACGCGACCACAACGGAGGCAGCTGATGAGATGCTGAAGAAGTTCAACACTTTGGTGCAGCTCTACGTGGCACCTCGCGACACCTACGCCAACGTTACCAACGTGAAGCCAGAGAACATCGACAACTTCTTCGGAGACCGAGATGTGAAGTTTCTCGGACCATACATCTTTGCACTTGAGGAGACTGCAGATGGACTCTTCATCAAGATGAGCCGAAAGAAGGTCGGCATTCCGTTCTTCCCCACAGCAGAGCAGGAGTTCTGGAACATCCACCACTTCTTCACGCTGATGAACCAGACGCAAAACGACGTCCACGTTCTCAACGTGTTGAGGAAGATTTCACCAGAAATCGATGCATCTGTCACAGAGCGCCGCGTCACCATGAAGCAGCAGCAGCGTGAGAACAGCACCGACCGTGCAGCATTCGGTGCAGATGGGGCAAGGGCAAGTCGTCCTGCAACACTCGCAGACTTCCTCTCCAACTTCCAGATTGCGCCTGCAAAGGGTGACAAGAAGGGCAAGAAGTAGAGCAAGGGAGAGATAGCTATAGAGAGATAGCTAGAGAGAGATAGCTAGAGAGAGATAGCTATAGAAATACTAAAACAGAAAAACCTTAGTTAGGCGCCGTATCTAACTAAGAAGGTCATGTGAACTGCATGTTGTCTAGATGATCTAGATAGCACGCAGGGCGTGACAAAAAAATTTTTTTTTTCTTTTTTACCGTCAAGTACCTAATTTAAGACTACTCTGTTCGGGTGCCCTTAAATGGGTACTTAACTAGTAGAGTTTAGTATGGTCTTAAATACCATACTAGGCGGTACTGTCAATTAGGGCACAACCCGCCCAACCTAGCAGCACAATTATTACTTATTTTATCGAGCGATTCTATGCTTACTAATGGGTAATTAGTAGCATACTGTGATATTTTATCACTACAACCTGGCATTTGAGTGTTAATGGAATCAGAGTGTAAAGAGTACGGATTGCTATCATTGTCATTGCCACCTAGCCATTCGCCTGTCCTAGCTACAGAACCAGGAATGGAATTAGTAAAATATTCGGCAGTTCGGAATTTATTATTAGCTTCAATCATTTCATCTTGAATAACTGGTATTTGCATCACAGGGCCTGTTCCTGTATCAGGTGAAGTTTTTAGCCCGTCTGGTCGTGTAGTGGTAGTTGCCAACTTAGTAATAGCGTTAGTAGAAAGGCATGTACCCAGTGTAAGCGTAGGTTCAGGATCTTTCAAATATTTATACCAGCTACCGGGAACACCATTATTACGGACATATTTGGTGTCACTATTAATACGCCGCCTGAATTTGGCATCACCCTCTCTCCATACGCTAGGATACCCTAAGTAGTGTTGGTCGCAACTCAGTGCATCTAGAACCTCTTTTGGCATTTTGTACGCTTCGTTTTGGCAAGCCGCATCAAGTAATGCATTATCGATACCGTGCCGCATATGTAATTTAAAATCAGTTCCTGGGTCACCATCCGACCGGTTCATTGATTGTGGGTCAAATGGTTTTATGTCTGAGAGGTATTTATAGTTCTTGTCCTTTTTAACTTTTTTTTGGAGACGTTTCAATTTCCGGAGTTCAGCAAGTTCTAGGTACCCTGGGATATCATCTGGCACGAAATCATAATGTTCTGGCCGGTTTCCCCATACTAATTCCTTTTGATTCACATCTGGATGTGCTTCTTTAAGATTAGACCCGACCCTGGATGCCATATTTGCTGTCCCTGATTCAGTGCGCCCGGCTTCAGGTAAATTATAATCCATGTCAGTTGGGCCTAGCGCTAGGACCACTAATTGCTGGTCTAGGAATGTTTCAACACCATTTGATGCTATTTGACTACTTCGCCATACCCATATTCCCATGATGGCCAGAATTCCAATGAATATAAAATCTTTAGGAGACTGCCAACCTCCTAGCACTAGGTTATGAATTATGATTACAAATAGTAGTATTGCCAGAAACCAATACCTACCTTCAAGCAATGCCTTCCCAGTGCTGTTGAATATATACCTACTTAGCGTGTAGAGCAAACATATTGTTGCTATTTCCGCAGCAAATCTAACCCAACTAGTTGTGTCAGATAATATGTTTCTTGTGTTTGGTCCCGATTTTAATATTTTCATATGTGTCCTACCTCCTCACAGCGTGTTTTTACTATTATTTCAGGTTATAATAATTATTTGCTACTTGACCGTCAAGTCTCATTCAGACTTTCTTACTAGTGCAGGGGTCTAAAATACACCCCTGCGGGACACATTCGAAATTATCAATTTAAACTTATGTAGTGTATTTATATGACTAATACAACAAAATAGCACAATTCACGAAATAAACTATACAATGTCTGAAAATATGGAAACAAAAAATACAGTTGATTTGGTTGAACCTGAAATGAAAACTTTGATGCAATTTATTACTGAAAACCGCCAAAAAATAAGTGAAATTTATGACATGGAACATCAAATGAATGGGTTACCTTACTCTGCTAATAATGGTAATCCGGGTTGTCTAGTTGTTACGCGTAAACCTGAAAACACAGTAGATATTTTTTATTATGCATGGTCGGTAATGGAAGCCAGTTTACAAAAAGAGGTCCTAGCTGGAAAAAATGAAGATAATTTAATTCATATAGTACTAATTGATAAGGTGGCTAATAAATCAATTATGATTGGTGTGGAAAAAGTCCCGTATACTATATTGGATGATACCCAGCCTATTCCACCTGTGTGAATAACACAAAACACAAAAACAAAACAAAAAACAACAAAAAATAAAATCGCAATAGTATATAAAGAGATAAAGATAAAAACTAATAAATATGATTGTTGACCGCTTTGTTAATATTGCTAGCCAAGCTGCAAACCTAGCTGCTAATTCTTCTAAATCCGGGTTCGAGGATGTTAAGTCGGCAGTTGCAGCAGTTAGTTCAGGTCCTGCAAATAATCAACCTGTTGTAATTGTTAATTCATCAGGCTCGACTTCTAAAACAACCCAAATTATTATTGACCTTGTAGTATTTATCATACTATTAGTAATCATCCTAGTTGTTGGTCTTTGGCTCTGGAATAACCTAGCTGCCAAATATATTACTATCTTCAAACCCCTTCCTAGTGTCTGGCATTTGCTCGGTTTGATTATCATAATCGACCTTATTCATCCTGGTTGCATGTGTGGCACCACTGCTTCATACTAATTATATATCACGCTCATGTGGCTCTAGGTACTTCATACCGACTTGTGTAAAGATATCAGTTTCGGTAGGTGTCAGGATTTGTTCGCTTTTCATGTTTTTGCCTTTTGCATCCTTAATCAGTCGACCTTGTGGGTCTTTTGCGAATTTATATAGCCCATATTCATTGAGTGTCATATCCCGGGCTAATGCTCGATTACGCATATCAGTATTCAAGTCCTTACTCCCGGTAAAATAGAGTAGTGCAGCTGCATATGAATTCATAGGCATGAGCCGGATATCAATACGTCGGTTAGTACGGCCGTCGCCAGCCATTCTACAGAGGCCCATATATTTGGTATCACCACAACTGAGATGGTCGACTAGGAATCCAAGGGCAGTTAGTTTAGCTGCAAATGCGCTCAAGATATGTCCGTTTTCGGATTCCCATCTGCGGACATCATCTTCGGTGGCTAGTCCTTTATGGAATAGGAGACAATCCACATCACCACTTCGGGCACGGCCACGGCGATAACTGCCACAGCATTGTGCGATTAATTCACTATTAAGTTCAGCAGCGGTGGTCTGTAGTATCTGTTGAATCCGTGTGATTTCGTCACGTGGTATCTTCGCACCAATATCATAGTAATATTTGAGACCGATAAGCTGATCTTGTGTTAGTTTAGCTAGGTTTTTAAACCCCGAACGGATAAGTCGTTCTGCAATATCCGTTTTGCGTTGCCCTGGAAGTGCAATTTTAAGGACGGATGGGTCAAGAGTTTGTCCCTTGAGATGGTCTTGTTTTGCGAATTCACACCAATCGTCTAGTAGTCCGGTAAGTGTTAGTCCATCGGCTTCTAGTTTTTCGGCGACACGTGGTCCGACACCCCAAATGAGTTGTAAATCATACCTACGTTGCTCTACTGGTTTGTCATCTCCCGGCCTAGCACCTTCTTCTGCCAGTTTTTTTGGGACGGCTTCAATATTAGCAGCTTGGGCTGCATTGGCTGACGCATCAATAGGTCTGCTGTCACTATTACCAGTCATCGGTGCCATATTAATTCCGTACTTGGCTGCTAATTCCCGGACTTCCCGGATTTCACCATGTTCGGCAATTTCTATTATCCTTGAAATAAGTTTGGGTGAAAATTCATAAGGTGCCGCTGATAGGGTACGTTTGATATCAGACACTTGAATAATCCCGGGCGCCTGTTTTTCTAGGCATACTTGCCATGCACGGTAGCTTTTGACTTCAAAGGGTATTTTACTAATGAGTTCTTTTGGTGCGCCATGTGTTTTAAGCGCATTTTTTACTCGGATAAGCTCTTCGATGCAATTACGGACAGACGGCCAAAGTGACGTGGTATTGATAGATGTTGCCATTTTAGTCTGGTTTAGTCTTGTTTAGTCAAAGTAAAGGATTTGTTGGGTTATTAGTCTCTAGGACTCTTGAAATCAATTTTATATTGCAGAACTTATCGTCTAGGCCTAGCATAACAATTTTTGGTTTCTGCAGGATAAATCCTACCTGGATAGTAAATAAACAGTATGTCTAGTTCAGAATATTGGTGGTGGATAGTTATTATTTTAGTAATAGGACTAGATTTATATATATTATGGATGCGCACCCGTGAAAATTTTACTACTGTCAATAAATCAAAGTCACTCTACGATTTGATGGAGAAGGAGGCACAGATATCAAATGATGTGTATATTAAAAAAATCCGGGATGCAGATGTTATTCAGTCTAATCCATGGATTATGATTGAACCGGTAACACAGAATGCAACAATTCATCCTCGTGATGTCCTAGACCGTCTTACCGGGCAACAACCCGAATCACTTTCTTGGCAACCTAGATCATATTATGATTTCAGTGACGTTTTGTTTACTGGGCTACCTCTGTAAGGGGTAAAGACCATACCAGAAAACTGGGTTTACGGTACCGTCAAGTACCTAATTTAATACCACCCTATTCGGGTGGCAAATAGGTAATTGACTATTGGAGTTTAGTATGGTCTTAAATACCATACTAGACGGTACCCTTAGAATCCTGTTGTTCTAGGATATTCACTGACAAATCAAATATAATTATAAGGTAAATTGGATTGATTATTAGTAGGAAGAAGATTAGTTATGTCAGGAACACTGAAACTAGGACCAGTTAAGTCAGACCTAGCTAAGCCAGACCTAGCTAAGTCAGTAAATACATCATCAGGTGCAACCGAAACAAATAAGGAGGAAGATGATGCAAATGAGAGTATTGAAAGTATGGGAAAAATAGCAAATGTTGGAGGTGCATTGTTATATGGTATATTAGGTAATTTGGTGGCAGCAGGTATTCCGACAATGTTTAGTGTTATATTCTCTACACTTAAATTCGTGGGGTATATACTATATTGGATATTCATTAAAATAGTGCCATTCCTAGTTCTATATGTAGGTATCCCATTATTTATCTTAGGTATCCTATTAGGGCTATTGTTCTTCGGGGGTCACTTGATATTCTTAGTGGTATTTTTTGTGGGAATATACTTTTATATCAGGGGTGCATTCAATTTACGTATAAAGAATGATAAAGGTCCTAGCACAACGGCAAGTGTGTAATTCATGTCAAAAATAAACTTGATTTGTAAAAATGAAAAACAAAGACTCAAATGTGGATGTGTCATGGCGCTTTAACGAGCGGTTTCATTCCAAAATGGTTGGCGTGCATCATAATGTAACTGGTCGCCATGATCGCTAAAATCGCCATCCACACCTAAATGGCTTTCACTAGGAAATGCAGCCGGAACGCTATCACCACCTCGTTGTTTTTTAGATTTCTTTTGGGTACGCTTAGTGCCTTTGCTCTTACGATGACGTCTACCACCTTGCTGCTTGTTGGCACCGCATGAACCAGCCCCACCGGCTTGTTGCTGCTTGTTGGCACCGCATGAACCAGCCCCACCGGCTTGTTGCTGCTTGTTGGCACCGCATGAACCAGCCCCACCGGCTTGGCTCCCACAAACTGCACTAGTATTAGCACCACTAAGGAGTTTACCTTCAATAGAAACTGGCGGGCAGCAATCAGAATAGCCAACACGAACAGGTAATCCACCTATTTGGCCGGCTGCTGGGTCAATTGAATAACCACCACCCATTTGCATCGTTGATGGTTCAGGGACGGATGAAGGAACACCAAGCAATGCTGCAACATTGGTAGTATAGTCTTTGAAACTAAGGAGTTTGCTGTTTCCGGGGCATGTACCATTTGCTGCACCACCGACCTGGGTTGTTGGGATTACACCTGCCCCATTAATAAGTTCTAGGTTGGCTTCACCTGTTTGAAGATTATGGCGGTCAGCGCTAGTGCAACTAGCATATTTAGCAGCTAGGCTGTCCGAATCAAGTGCAGCACCACCCCATAGATTTGGCATAGGCGTTTGCTTCTTTTGAGTGTGACGTTTGCCATGGCGGCGCTTGTGTTTTTTAGTAATTGTTCTTTTGACTGGCATATTTAGATGAGAACTATTATTTATTAATTATAACTAATATAATTTATTGTCATTCCGGTATTTATAACCAAAAAAAAGCACAGCTCTTTACCTCACTTAAGAGGGCTGGGGGCCGTACAGATACAACATAGTAACTAAAACACAATGATACATTATAACATGTAAACACAACACACACACAACACATAACACAAATGGGATATTTTTAGACACGCAGTGTCATATATTTTCTCCCAAAATTACTTAAAAAAACATTTGGAAAACAATTTTTGGTGTTTTACCGTAAAAATCTTGGTTTTATCATCAATTTTGGCATAAAATAACAGCGATTTTGTGTACCGTCAGTACCTAATTAAAGACCAACATATTCGGGTGGCAAATAGGTACTTGACTGGTGGAGGTTAGTATGGTCTTAAATAACATACTAGACGGTATTTCTATTAAAATTATATATTCCCAAATAGTAAAAAATGGCGAAAACTCAGAAAAATATTAGGGGCACTCGCCGCGGGATTAATAGGACAAAACGCGTACTGTATCCAATGGTACCGAATATACCAAAGCCAATAGTATCTAACGAATTAACACATAAAACTCAGACAACTACTGTTAGGCGTGATTTTTTTAAATCACTGCTAGGATACAAACATTGATTTCACACTTTGCATGTACCGTCTAGTATACAAAACCAAAAAAAAAGACCTTTCTCGTGTGTGAAACCCCACCCTTCGATGGTATACAAAACCAAAAAAAAGACCTTTCTCGTGTGTGAAACCCCACCCTTCGATGGTATACAAAATCAAAAAAAGACCTTTCTCGTGTGTGAAACCCCCACCCTTCGATGGTATACAAAACCAAAAAAAGACCTTTCTCGTGTGTGAAACCCCCACCCTTCGATGGTATACAAAACCAAAAAAAAGACCTTTCTCGTGTGGGTGTGTCGCCCACTGTTTTTGTGTGTAGTGTGTTGTGTGTGTATGTAGCTAGTTAAGAAGATCTAATGAAATTCACGCTAGCACGCAATCCATATTGCAATGGTTACGAGTTAAATGCGTCGGTCATTATTTAAACTTGTGAATAATAAAAACAATTTTCGGAATGTTTTTAACAGGAAAATGTAATTTTTAACTATTTATTCCAAAAATAGCCTAGCCACCGAATACATAAAAACCAGTTTAAAGACATCTTTGCGCTAGAGTGATGTAGTAGCATAGTGGTACAAGCCACTATTATATTACGACAAAACATAAAAATCCAAAAAAAGAGAAAAAACAAACAAAAAAAAATACTAACAAAACACTCTGACTAAATAGAGAATACATACAGCAATCAACCCACTTTAAGTTATAAATGGAATGACCGCAAGGTCTATGTATTCTGATTAATAATAAATATATAATAAATATATAATGGATATAGCACGTATATCCATACAGCGATAACAAATATAAATGGATGTTAATAATATATTTCTCTTGCTGCTTTGATGGGTAGGGAGAATAGCGCTTGTTTGGTGTGAAAGCCAGATTCGTGAAAGGTGAATGAAGTGTGCTTCTTTGGTGTGCCTTCGGGTGTGCCTTCGGGTGTGCGGAATTTGCCGGGTGGAGTTATAATCGGGTGATGGTTCTTGGGATGGAATTGTGCGAGAGCGCATGAGTAACTAGAACTGTCCTGTGGTGTGCTGATTGGCCGGCAAGTCAGTGTGCGACAGATTATTATATTGCATGAGCCCCTAGTATGGGCGGCATGATATAATAATGACGGTTATAATGAAACCTTTGCCCCAATAGCTCAGTTGGTTAGAGCGTAGTGCTTATAAGCAGCACGTTACGTTACACTAAGGTCGAGGGTTCGATCCCCTCTTGGGGCATTACTTGTGTAAACAAGTTTAGTTTTTTACATTTTGTGATATGATATTTTTAAAAATAAAAACACAATAGTTGCCAACGACAGAGTACCATTAAGTACCTTATTTAAGACAAGGTGGCAAAGCCACCGATCATGACCACCCTATTCGGGTTGTAAATAGGTACTTAACTAGTAGAGGTTACTATGGTCTTAAATACCATACTAGACGGTAGGTTTACATAAAATAGTTATTACTTCTATGAGACCGCCTATGGTGATGACGGTATGAGCGAGGTCCATTAGGGAATAGTGGCATAAAATTTTGGCGTGGTACAAGTGCATCAATAGCTGCAATTGTGACAAGATCTTCACCACTTACATTTCTAAACATGTAAGTTGATGCAACTATTGCGACTATTACAATTACCGCAAATACACCTAATGTAGAACCTATAATTATACGGGCAGTTTTATCCATACTATCAAAGTTTTCATTTGGTTGTGTTGTGGTAGGTTGTTTATTGCCAGTAAAATTGACTACTATTAAATATATGAGTCCAGCCATGGCCGTCAAACTAGCTAAATTAAATAATACCATACAAATCATATGGACTATTTTGTTATCAACATAGCTTAATACACTAAACACTAACATTGTCAAAACTGCGATCACGACCATGAACCTAGCTGTATTTGCATTGAATTTTGATGTCTCAATGTTTATAAAACTACTTTTATTCGAATTAGCATCTGGTTGCCATGAACTAGCATCTGGTTGTCCTGAACCAGAATTATATATATTGCCTAAATATCCACCTGCCATGTTTGGTTGGTTGTTTATTTTTAATTAATAGTGCGAAAGAAAAATTAATAATATGATGAATGGTAATAAATTAATTTAGAGGTATTTGTTTGAGGAGCGGCCACGAGTATTATTGGCAGATACCGTATATCCTCCGGTGCTAGGCATTAATACATAATCATTAGTGATACAATAATGGATGAATGCGGGCATATACCAGAGTGGACCAATTAACAAAGTCATAATTACATGGAGTGCTTTATAGGTAGGCATCATCCTGTAGATTGCTACTAGGAATATAATTGATAATATACCTAATACAACTAGTGCAATAATTAATACAATACCAACTAAACCATCCCATGTTGAAGCACCACTATCAGTAGTTGTAGTAGTTGTGTCGTCAGTTACCTTTTTAGTTGCAACATTTTTGAATGTAGATGATTGTTTGGCAAGTGCAGTTGCCGCAACACCTGCAATACCACCAGCCATGAAGCCTGAAAGTAAATTATCAGTAGATACCATTTTAAGTTTTATTATTACTTTAATGTTAGGAAAATAAAATACGAAATACGAAATAGTGTTAACCAAATGTATTTTCACCGGCATAGAACAAATAGAGGAATCCATCTGGGTCTTTATGATTAATGTATGTAGTGTTTATACTTTCACTTGCATTAGGAATAACTCCATCACAAAATAAATAAATTGAAATACTAGGATCTAATTTCAAATATTTGCGTACAATAAACATAAATTGATTAATAGTAATGTCAGACGGAACTAGAAACTTGGTTTTGCTTATCTGAGGTAATATATTATTATTGGGAAGTTTTTCAATAATAAGTGGTATACGTTCAGGATATTTAGCGCGAATTTTATTTGATTCCTGTGCGCGGATTTCAAATGTATGTTCTTTTTTAAATTTAGCTTGTATTTTATTTAAAACCAACCCATGTTTGGGTTGAGTGGGTTCATCAAAAGATGATTCATGTGATTGGTCGTCAGACATTTATTTTTTTACTGAATATGAATTTTTAATATAGAAAGACACCTGTCTGTTTATATTTAATTAATATTTATTACTAAAGACAGAAAAAAATAAAACACTAAAATAATCGCACAATTCACCATACCGTTTACCGCATACCGTTAAGTACCTTATTTAAGACAAGGTGGCTTCGCCACCGACCATGACCACCCTATTCGTGTGGCATATAGGTACTTAACGGTACATCCTTTATTTTATGGAAACCCATTGTTTTACTTTTGAAAAATATGCTGCTTCAAGGTAGTCATCGAACCCCAGACTATTAAATAAGTGCCGGTTTTCCTTATAGAATAATTGGGCCTTAGGACTGGATACTATTTGCAATATGAGTTTTTCCCAGCCGTCATATTGGCTTACATCGTATTTTTCTTTATCTGCACCACTTAAATAATATGTACGGTAAACATTTTCAATAGTTTGATAGAGAATAAACAGGAAATTCTCCTCTTCATATGTTAATTTGGGTTGCTGGGGATTCTTGTAATTCCCTTTAATAATCTCATTATAAAGTTCACCTAAATTTGCCTTATCACTCCCAAATTTCCCAAAAATATTGCCGATTGCCGAATTGGTAAAATCATTTAGTTTGGCGACTGTCTCTTTCTGCTCCCTGAAGCGTTGTAATAGTTTGTCGTATATTAGTAATAGGATATTGAAAATGAGTATAGCTTGCCCGAAAACACCAAGTGCATTACCCATAATATCTTTAACTGCTGGTGAACCAAAATAGTATAGGCTACCCATTACTATAAGTGTAATACCGAACAGAAAAATTATTATGTAAAAACTATTAGTTGGATTGGTTAAATCACGTAATTGCCACATTTTATTATTCTTAGTTATTATTCTTAGTTATTATTCTTAGTTATTATTCTTAGTTATTTTCTAAATTATTTTCTAAATAAGTACTTCAATTTCCGATTCCAAAAATAATCTGGGTTTAGAAAGACCCGGCAAAAATAAAAACACCGAAACTATATGTTGTGTGAATCTGAATTATGTAATATGCTAGGAATATATGCGGTAGTTTCATTTTTTTTTGCTTGGTATAGTTTAATAAAATCAATTTCGTTATCACACCTAAAACAAATTATTCTAATCTAATTACCAAATATGGGAGGAGGCCTTATGCAACTCGTCGCCTATGGCGCACAAGATATTTACCTAACTGGTAATCCCCAAATTACCTTTTTCAAGGTAGTTTACCGCCGTCACACTAACTTCGCCATGGAATCCATCGAACAAACCTTCAATGGTGCTGTTGATTTCGGCAAACGCGTGACTGCAACTATTAGCCGCAATGGTGATTTGATTAAGGATATGTGGCTCGAACTTGAATTCACTGATAATACTGGTCTTGAAAACGCGGTTTATGGTCTCGGCAATGCTCTCGTTAAGCAAGTTGAAATCGAAATCGGCGGCCAACTCATCGACCGTCAATATGGTGAATGGCTCGATATTTGGTCTGAACTTTCCGTCCCTGAAGGCAAACGTGTTGGTTATGACACTATGGTCGGCAACGTTCCTAACACTCAATTAGGGACTGACACTGATTCTGACACATGGTCTATTGTATCCCGCCGCTACACTAAGGCCAAACTCGATGTCCCCCTTATGTTCTGGTTCAACCGCAACCCTGGTCTTGCTCTCCCACTTATTGCTCTCCAATACCACGAAGTCAAGATTAACCTAGATATCGAAACTGCTACCAACTTAAAACGTGGTACTGCAGGAAATGCTCTTACTCTTACTGGCGACCGCCTCAAACTCTGGGTTGATTATATCTACCTTGACACTGATGAACGCCGCCGTTTCGCTCAAGTCAGCCACGAATACCTCATCGAACAACTCCAATTCACTGGTGATGAATCCCTCACTGCTAGCAGCACTAAACGTGTTGACCTCAACTTCAACCACCCATGCAAGGAACTCATCTGGGTCGGACAAAAGACCGTACTCAAACGCGGTGGTGGTCCAGCATCTGAACCCTGCAAGTTCTCGCAACTCGGGTCTACTGCCATGAAGATTAAGCTCCAACTCAACGGCCAAGACCGCTTCCAAGAACGTCGTCAAGAATACTTCTTGAACGTCCAAACATACAAACACCACACTCACATGCCCCGCAGCAACCGCTTTGTATGCCTTGTTTCTGTTGATTACACCAATGAAACTGACAACGTACCCGATGATGAACGCGCACTTGTTGAAGATAACGCCCAATGGATTTATGTCTACTCCTTCGCTCTTAACCCCGAAGAACACCAACCTAGTGGCACTTGCAACTTCTCCCGCATTGATAATGCTACACTCCAACTTACCAATGTTGCCATCGGTGGTGTTCTCAAGGTCTTCGCCGTCAACTACAACGTCCTCCGTATCATGAGTGGTATGGGTGGGTTAGCATATTCCAATTAAGCTTAGATTAGGTTGTTTATTTTTACCCATTTTTCAATCAAATAATTAATTAATTTAAATTCCAAACACAATGTTGAGTAATAATTTTAGTATCAGTGGCCATAGTAGTTTGTGTGTGCTAGGATGGTATTTGGCGGTCTGATACAATTAATAGCATATGGAGCTCAAGATATTTATCTACAACCTAGATATGAGAAATATTTTAAAATTCGTGTTACCAAATTCATGTATTATGAATACTTGACACCTGAGTTCTGCCTGACATTTAATTAATTAACTAATCGCCAATACATACGTTAAAAATAAAACTAGTATTCATATTGCAAATATTGTGTTATAATACGGTTTGGCATGCTAGATTAAGTTTAATTTTTATCAAATATTTTCGGTGAATAGATTAATAAAACTAATTACACAATCAAATAATTATCTAATCTACAGAAATGGGAGGTGGTCTTATGCAACTCGTCGCCTATGGCGCTCAAGATATTTACCTTACTGGTAACCCTCAAATTACCTTCTTTAAGGTAGTTTACCGTCGTCACACTAACTTCGCCATGGAATCCATTGAACAAACCTTCAATGGTGCTACTGGTTTCGGTCGCCGTGTTACTGCCACTATCAGCCGTAATGGTGACCTTATCAAGGACATGTGGCTTGAAGTGTTCTTTACCATTCCTGAATCTGCTGAATTACGTTATGGTTATGGTAATGCTTTAGTCAAGCAAGTTGAAATCGAAATCGGTGGCCAACTCATCGATCGTCAATATGGTGAATGGCTTGATATCTGGTCCGAACTTAGCGTCCCTGAAGGCAAACGTGCTGGCTATGATGAAATGGTTGGCAACTATGGATTCACCAATGCCAAAGTAGATGTTCCCCTTATGTTCTGGTTCAACCGTAACCCTGGTCTTGCGCTTCCCCTTATTGCTCTTCAATACCACGAAGTTAAAATCAATCTTGACATTGGGGCTAATGAAGATGTTGACCAAAAAGATAGTGGGCCTACTGCCCTTACTAGTTTGAAACTCTGGGTCGATTACATCTACCTCGACACTGATGAACGCCGTCGTTTCGCACAAGTCAGCCACGAATATCTCATCGAACAACTCCAATTTACTGGTGATGCGGCTATTTCTGGCACTAGCTTCCGCACTGAGCTCAACTTTAACCACCCATGCAAGGAACTCATTTGGGTTTGCCAAATTGATAGTCAAAAACGTGGAGGCACTTCAGGCCAACCTTGCCAATTTACAACTCTTGAAAATCCTTCAGCTAACCCCGGTGCAACAGCAATTCTCAAACTTAACGGCCAAGACCGCTTCCAAGAACGCCGTATGGAATACTTCCGCCGTGTCCAAGGCTTCAAACATCACACTCACTCTGTTCGCACTGATTCCAATCACCTCCAATTCATCTACCTCTACTCCTTTGCTCTTAACCCCGAAGAACACCAACCTAGCGGCACTTGCAACTTCTCCCGTATCGACAACACTGTCCTCAGCTTTAATAACAATCCATCTCGAACTGGTATTATTAAGGTATTCGCTGTTAACTACAACGTCCTCCGTATCATGAGTGGTATGGGCGGGTTGGCATATTCCAACTAAAGTTAGAATATTTGTCTTGCTTATTCCAATTAAGCTGCGCTTAATGACCTTCTGCCAATTAAGCCTAGATTAGGTGGTTTGTTTTTAATATTTTTCAATAAAAAACATTATTTGCAATACGATAAAAATAAAAACTGTGGGAATTGTTGTTGATGTAAATGTAAATCATGGTTACCATCGTTCATTTATTGTTAGGAATTACCTAGATATACTTTAATAAAACTTAATTACACAATCAAATAATATACTAATCTAATTACTCAAATATGGGAGGTGGTCTTATGCAACTCGTCGCCTATGGCGCTCAAGATATTTATCTTACTGGTAATCCTCAAATTACCTTCTTCAAGGTAGTTTACCGTCGTCACACCAATTTCGCTATGGAATCCATTGAACAAACCTTCAATGGTGCTGTTGGCTATGGAACTCGTGTGACTGCAACCATCAGCCGCAACGGTGACCTTATCAAGGACATGTGGCTTGAGGTATTTGTTAGCGGAACCAGGACTGGCGCTGTTTATGGTGTAGGTAATGCCCTTGTCAAGCAAGTTGAAATCGAAATCGGTGGTCAACTCATTGACCGACAATATGGTGAATGGCTCGATATCTGGTCTGAACTCTCCGTCTCTGAAGGTAAACGTCTTGGCTATGATGAAATGGTTGGTAACACAACACCTACTCAACAAAAACTTGATGTCCCCCTCATGTTCTGGTTCAACCGCAACCCCGGTCTTGCTCTTCCCCTTATTGCTCTTCAATACCATGAAGTTAAAATAAATCTTGATTTAGCTCAATCAACTGATTTGTATACTACCAATACACCCACACTTGATGTTAAACTTTGGGTAGATTATATCTACCTCGACACTGATGAACGCCGCCGCTTTGCCCAAGTTAGTCACGAATACCTCATTGAACAACTCCAATTTACTGGTGATGCTTCTATTTCAGGCACTAGTTTCCGTTCTGAACTTAACTTCAACCACCCTTGCAAGGAACTTATCTGGGTTTACCAACGTAATGCATCCTCTGGTGCTAATCTTGTTCGTCGTGGTGGTTCAACTGCCAACAGTGCTGTAATTTCTCCTTGCAGCTTTGTAGCCCTTCACAGTGATACTGCTACTACCGGTTCCGAACCCAGTGCTATCCTCAAGCTCAATGGCCAAGACCGCTTCCAAGAACGCCGTATGCAATACTTCTACCGTGTTCAAAACTACAAACACCACACTCATTCTGCTCGCGCAGCCAAAAATCAATTTATCTATCTCTACTCATTTGCACTCAACCCTGAAGAACATCAACCTAGCGGCACTTGCAACTTTTCCCGTATTGATAACACTGTCCTCAGCTTCAACAATTTAGTATCTTTGGAAGATGGTATTGTTAAGGTCTTCGCCGTTAACTACAACGTCCTCCGTATCATGAGTGGTATGGGTGGCCTCGCATATTCCAATTAAGTTTAGAATTTTTATAGCTTAATTATCATTCATTTTTCATTTTTCATTCATACTAAAATTAACTGCATCATTCTGTTCTATTCATAAAAATACTAACAAACAAATAATAATATTTTGTTATACGTGAAAAATAAATATACCGGGAAATCAATGTTGAATTAATATAAAACGGATATACCATCGTTCATTTACCGCTAGGAATTACCTAGATATACTTTAATAAAACTAATTACACAATCAAATAATATACTAATCTAATTACTCAAAAATATGGGAGGTGGTCTTATGCAACTCGTCGCCTATGGCGCACAAGATATTTATCTTACTGGTAACCCTCAAATTACTTTCTTCAAAGTAGTTTACCGCCGTCACACTAACTTCGCTATGGAATCCATTGAACAAACCTTCAATGGTGCTGTTGCTTTTGGAACACGTGTTACTGCAACCATCAGCCGCAATGGTGACTTGATTAAGGACATGTGGCTTGAAGTTTCAGTTTCTGCATCTACTGGTTCTAAATATGGTGTCGGTAATGTTCTAGTCAAACAAGTTGAAATCGAAATCGGCGGCCAACTCATCGACCGTCAATATGGTGAATGGATGGATATATGGTCCGAACTTTCCGTCCCTGAAGGAAAACGTGTCGTTTATGACGAAATGGTTGGTAATGCCTCTGCTGGTAACGCATTGCGTAAGCTTGATGTTCCTATCATGTTCTGGTTCAATCGTAACCCTGGTCTTGCACTTCCCCTTATTGCTCTTCAATACCATGAAGTAAAAATTAACCTTGATATTGCGTCACCAGCTGATGCATATGCTGGTAACTCACCTACACTTTCCATGAAACTCTGGGTCGACTACATCTACCTTGATACCGATGAACGCCGTCGCTTCGCCCAAGTTAGCCACGAATACCTCATCGAACAACTCCAGTTCACCGGTGATGCATCTATTAGCGGAGGCTCTTTCCGTACTGAGCTCAACTTCAACCACCCTTGCAAGGAACTCATCTGGGTTTACCAAACTGCCGCACAAGCACGTGGTGCTGGTAATGGTTCTGACCCCTGTAAATTTGCATCTCTTGAAGTTGGCACATCTGAAAATGGTCCTAGAGCAATTCTCAAGCTTAACGGTCAAGACCGCTTCCAAGAACGCCGTATGGAATACTTCCGCCGCGTCCAAGGCTTCAAGCACCACACTCACTCTGTTCGCACAGGAAACGCACAATACATCTACCTTTACTCATTTGCTCTTAACCCCGAAGAGCACCAACCCAGTGGCACTTGCAACTTCTCCCGCATTGATAACACTATCCTCAGCTTCAACAACCTTAGTGGTTTAGGTGAAGGTGGTGCATCTGCAGGTATTGTCAAGGTCTTCGCCGTCAACTACAACGTCCTCCGCATCATGAGTGGTATGGGTGGTTTAGCATATTCTAACTAAAGTTAGAATATTGGTCGTTGGCCTACCTAAACTTATCCGGTTTATTTGTGTTTTTACAATTTTTCAATCAAATATAAAAGTACACAACGCAAAAAAAAAAATAAAATAACATATTGCATCATCTCCGTTTCGCCATCGCTACAAATGGCACACCGATTGCAGACATGATATCTTCTTCGGTAGCTAGGTTAGGAATAGCAGTGGTACCACGATAAAGCCCGAATTCATTTAGTTTTAGACCCCGTTTTTTAGCAGCCAGCCGCAAAATCTGGTTAAAATCCCGTCCACTAGTGAAATACATGCGCCCAAATACCATTGATTCCATAGGAATAAGCCGGATATCAACATGTCTTACTGGATGCATGGAATCCAACCTGAGAAGGGATAATAGTTTGGATTCGCCCCTAGCATATAATCCGACCTGTAACCCACTACTATTCATCAATTCAGATAATTCCTTTGTGAGTTCATTCCCGTGGAGTTTCAAATCCTTGAGATCCTGAATAAGTGGGGTGAATACAAGGATATCGATATCTTTGCTTTCAAATCGGCCACTAGGATAACTACCTGCTAATTCCATTTCAGGTCGCCATTTTTTACTGAAGTCTGCGCCCTTGCCGGTATGGGTCGTAATCTGTGTAAGTTTCGCGAGCATGGCTTCTGCTTCAGTACGAGGAATCTTTTTTATTAGGTCGGGATGGTGTTTGAGTCCTAGCTGTTCTAGGTCATTCAGTTTTACTTTCCCTGCTTTGTGAGCTACAAACAATTCGTCAGTAGTATGAATACCTTGGCGGTGTAATGCTAGGGCACGTGTAGGCCCAATACCTAGCACAGCAGCAACATCATGCAATGCGGATTCTTGTGCTTCTGCCAGTTTGTGAGTAACATTAAGTTCCCGGAATATTTGCATTTCGCCATCTTTTAGATATTCGTCAACCTTTTTAACCATCTTAGCACCGATACCAGATAAGTGCGCTATTTGCTGACCGCTCATGATTTCTTCCGGGTAATTCTTAATAGTCAACCATGCACGCCCATATGCTAGTGCACGGATTTTATCGGGTTCCACCAATGTATAGTAATCCTTGAGTTCACGCAGTTTATTTAGTAGTCCTAGATTAGCCGGATTACTAAGACCTATTACCGCCGCATAATTCGATTTAGGTGCTGATCTAGGTTGTGTTTTGTACCTTTGCTTTAGTGTTTTATATTTTATAGTCCTAGTACCACTTCGAGAATACGACCCTTTGCCGGATTTGGAACCCTGTTCTGACTTATGTGTGAGCTGCCATCCACATCCGGCCTTAGAATGTCCGTCACGGAATTGATTTAGAAGTCCTAGCTCTTGTGCGTATAATTCACCATCTGGATTTGCAGCCGAACCAGCCCGATGTGTTTCCAAGATGATTGGAATCCGCCTGGATTTGGCAAAACCGACCAATTCGCGGACAACTGACATACATGGGTCGTCTCGGTATATATAACCATCTGCCAAACCCATATGTTGGTCTTTCTTAGAACCTAGTGGCTGCTTATTATCATTAAGGTGAACGCTCCTAATGTATTCTAACCCTATTTTGGTATTAAAATCATGGAGGTAATCTTTGAGACCTTTGGGTGTACGAATATCTACTCCACTTGCAAATATATGTGCGGTGTCGATACAAATGCCTAGATGTTGTTTATAAATCTTAGTGGGGAAATGATGGTCATGTGCCGGTGCGGTGATAATCATTGTCCAGAGTTCAGCTAGGTCATCTAGGTTAGCAGCAATTTGGGTTCCTTGACCGGCAGGGGTTTCTAAGCAAAGTTTGACATCGGGAGTATTTTTTGACATCCAATAAAGTATATGCCGGACATTAGCAGCCATATTTTGATAGGCTTCTTCCCGGGATAGTGCCATCTTATTGCCGATATGGAGAACTACTATCCCGCCACTCAATTTTTGTGCTTGTGTCAAATCCCACCGTAGGTTAGCATGTGCGAATTGGATTCGGCCACTGCTAGGAGGCCACGCACAGAAGTTTAAAACATATACTGCATGAATGACTAACACTAGGCCAGTATTTTGCCGGAAAGTGCGGATTTTTTGGATTTCATCAGGTGTGAGCTGATGTTTTGCTTTGAGACTTGCTGTCATATTAGACCCTGTGAAAATCTGTGCAGCAGTGGCACCTAGTGCATGGGCATACTCTAGGCCGGCTAGGCATCCTGGGGTAATACTTGTATGGATACCTAGAGGTGGTTGTTGTGGTGTAAGACTTATCATATGTTTATTAATTGACATTTTGCAAAGGATAATCACTATTTACAAAATAGAAATATGTAAAAACCCAAAAATAATAATTACTGTCTAGCTAACCAACCCGTGAAAATCTGGCAAGCTGGTACATCTAGGTCTATACGACCAGTTAGTAATTCATCCATATAATGTGCGGCCAATTCATTAGGGTGATAATGATTACGTCCACTGCCAAAGAACCCAGTGAATTCCTTGAGTTTTTGAAGTTCAATAGGTTGTGTTCCTAGATATCGGCTGCCACCAGCAGCTAGGGGATATGCTCGGAATTGTATATCATGTAAGCTTGTTGGGGTAAGTGTTGGATATACTGCGCCAATCCAATATTGTATTGATGAGCCACTGGGTTGCCAAATCCAATGAGGTGAATTAGGTGGAGGTAGTGCATCTGGATTAAGCCTGGACCGTAGTATGATTGATTCTAGACCAGCTGGGGTTTCGGCTATAGGCATAAACCCCCATTCCTGATAGAGACGATTGAAATCACCTGGCTGAAAACGTTGCCAAATATGCGTAATTTCATGCCATAGAATACCCAGCGAATCCAATCCGGCACTCGTATTATCAGATGTACGAAACCAATCAGGCCGCATTAGAATTGCTCGGCCATGAGTATGTGGCATCCCACCTTCTAGCCATGGTGCAGCTTTGCATAAATAACTGGCTGCCATCCATTTTTTTGCTATCTTCTGCCAACCAGCGTCTTTGAGCCCCGAAAGTCCAGTACTAATCCATTTAGTTGTAGCATGTTGTTCGGAACTACTTATTTGTTGGCAAACACCACTACGATATAGGTCAGATAGTTCAGCCAGTGTATCAAATCCACGGGCTTGAATATTAGGTTGGTTCATATGAATCAAATAATCGGCGGCGATATATGCCTGTAAATTCGCACATTGATGGTCTCCTGGTTGTATATAATTTATTATTTGCTGACCTGGACCTGATTCAATTCTGTCAGGCCATTCATTTGGTGTGAATGATTCTATATATGGCGATTCAGAAGTGCTACTTGCTTGATTTGTGGTGCTAGGTTGTTTGCGAGACCAGTCCACATACCTAATTAGTGTATAAAGTAATATTAATACTAATAGCACAAGGATTAACCATCCTAGCTCTGCGCCTAGTTGCCAATTAATTTTTTTACTTATGGTTTCTATTTTTTCAGAGAAGTGCTTGCTAATTACCGAGCGGTTAGACCATAACTCCTGGAACATCCCGTACTTAGTATTTTTTGGTATGTTTACGTGATATTTATTATTAATAGGTGTAATTTATGGGTGTAATTAATAGGTGTAATATATGGGTGTAATTAATAGGTTTTTATTGAATGCAGTCACTATTGGGTTTATATGAAGTGTCAGCAGCCGTACATAAATTATTTGCTGCCGGTGGATTAGTTGGCATGGGTGGTGTACTAATAGTTGGAATACGCCTATGACACCGACTGTCTGCAGGTGATTCTTGTAACCACCGTATAAATCGTTCCCAATAGCTTTCTTGCCCGTTAGCATCACGTTGTCGGTCTCCCGCGAATCTAGGTGCACCATCCGTCTTAACTGAATAGAGGTAGATAACTGCAATAGTGCAAATGATTAGTATAAAATAGATATATAATACATACATGAGGTCAATTGATTCGTTATCTAATGTCCGGATGGCTTTGACACGATTAGAACCAGACAACGAACGACGATAATTAGCGGCAGGTGGAGTTGCAAGTATATTTCCCATCGTTATATGATATATGTGATATCTGCGTGGGATCTTCGTGGGATCTTCGTGAGATCTGCGTGAGCTCTGGTGTTTACTTTTTAATTCTATTTTTCCTGTTGTAGTATTTCTTTTACACAAAAAATATAAACCATTTGGATTTACCCAGTGTGAACGCGATATTATTCAGCATCTAGGACACTGTTTCAATAAACTGGAATGGGTTAGTAATTGATGTACTAATTTCATGTTTATAAATTTTGAAAAGTGCCTCTGCAATTAGCTTATCCCTTTGCGATTTCTTGACTTCGTTTACTTGGATATACCTAGACATAGGAGTAGTACTGGATATTAGACCGCCAACAGGGTCAGCTTCTAGTTGCCAACCCGCAACCTGGTTGGTGGCAATGGATGCACCCGATGGTGTAGTCTTGGAAGCTACTAGCTGTTTATAAGACAGTTCTGCAAGCGTCCAGTAATAGTATTCTTGGGTTTCAATTGATTGATAACTTAGCTCTTTGTTGCGAGGTAGTTTGAAGATGTAACCGCCATAATCACGATAAATATATTGAGTGTCTAGGTGTTCTGGGCGTTGGATATTCATATTAACTTGCTTGGGTATTTGGGTATGTAATATTATTTTCTCACAAAACAATTTTTGTGGTCCTAGCATCAGAATTTGATAGCTAGGTTATATTTCATAAATAAAGTAAAAAATAAAGCATAAAATTAAATACAAAAGGATAAATATACAGAATTAATCTATAAAGAATATGGAAAGTCAAACATCATCATTAAATGCCTTTTCGGTTGGTAAAGCCATTATTAATTCAGTAGTGAGAATAACACCGGTTGCACTTTATACCGGCTCTGCGGTCAGTGGTCTAGTTTTTGAGGATTTTCGGGCGTCAATACTCTTACTGGGATTTGTTCTTAATGAAGCGATTTCATATGGGTACCGGATGATATTACAGGGTGTATATAATCCGCAATGTGCGTTGATGAAAACCGACCAAGATTATTTCGTCCTACCATCACCAATTTGCCAAACAGTTGCATTCTTTGCCGGGTTTATGTTTAGTGAAATGTACGCACGCCAGGAATTTTTGCCACTAAAAACTTTTGTCCTCATCGCACTTATGGTTATTACTATCTTTAGCCGTGTGAATGTGGGTTGTAAATCATTCCTAGATGCACTTTATACTACTCTAGTGGGGTTAGTGCTAGGTGTGTTCTACTTCAATGTAGTGAAAGATTATTATCGTCCTGACTTCTTCCGGGCCAAAGCCAGTCCAGCCACCGGCAAACCTGAAGATAAAGGTGTTGGTGATTTCTTTGAATTCAATTAACCAAATGTTAATTTCATTGGGAATTCAATTAACCAAATGTTAATTTCATTGGGAATTCAATTAACCAAATGTTAATTTCATTGGGAATTCAATTAACCAAATGTTAATTTCATTG